TATCAGGTCTCTCATCACCAACAATTTGATACTTGGTGAAGTTTGTTAAGTCTTGGAATAACTCATTACTAAGTTTTACTCTCTTAAAGAGATTTTTTACTTCTGTGTATGAGGATATATTCTGCTCACTAGGGATCCTATTGACATACTCAAGATTAGGAAGGTAAGAAAAGTAGTTTGACATTTTTAGTAACCCATGTTTTTGTGTTCGCTGAATGATCCAATAGCATCATCACTTGAATCTTCAAACTCATCAGCATAGATTGGTTCAAGTTCTCCAAAACTCATTTGAAGATCATAAGATGTCAATGAACCAGTCTCATTGTATGTCATATAAGTTCCATCAGGTGTATAGTTCACATTGAGATTGGTCATTGCCATTGGTTTGAATACATTCAAATAAGGATGTATTGCACCAGCATTTTCACCTTTAGCGTTATATATGTATTCAACAGTGAATACTCTAGGAGTTAGTAAGAAAAGATTAGAAGTAGATCTTTGAACTGCCATGTTCTTTTTGAACACTCTAATAATTTGTTTTATCTCCTCTGATTCTTTTGCTGACCTTGGTGTAAATCTAAAGTTAAAGTTAAAGGTACGCAGGTTAGGACCTTTGAAGAGAAGTTCAAGATTAGGATTGAGTGTCACACCTGCAGTTCTACCAAGAATGTTTGCACCAACTGCTTGACCAGCAAAGTAAGCAGTCAATGCTGGTCCACTTGCTGGATCGCTCAACATAGCACTTATGTCATTTCCTATATCTTTAATGGCATCTCCTGCTGCTTTTCCCATTCCTGCAAGATCACCAAAACTTCCTAATGCTTCTATCCCTCCCACAGCAGCTCTACCAGCAATCATTTGAAGTGGATTTAAGTTATCACCACCCCAACTTACAGCATTTGATTCAGAAAAATTAGGTTGCATAGGGAGAATCACAGTCTCCTTCTTCTTAGAATCTTTAATTAATCTCTGCTTTGCACTTTGTCTGCTGCTAAGTGTTAGTGCTTGCCTTCCTCCAGCAGTATATTCATATGCAGTAATTCTTATGAAGTCATAACCTAGATCAGGTATGTCTGTTGGATATCTATAAGGTTTATTTGTTCTGCCTTCAGGTATTGCTCTACCTTTTACATTTGCAACATTGAAATCACCACCTGGTGAAACAGTTACCTGATCAGGGTCAGTGTTTGGATTGTTAGCAGTTGATTTGTACTCCTCAGTTTGACGTAGTGCTTGATATTCATCATCAGGAAGCACTTGTTTTCCAAGAGATAAAACATCAAATCTTGTTTGCTTAGTTACTCTTTCCTCTTGACCTTGAGCACCATCTGGATTGCCAGCACCAAAATATTTTGCATTCAGTGTTGGTGAGTTATGTGTTTCTGACCCATCAGATTTAACTGTACGCATCAAGGTTTCTGTTGTTTTTTTGCCTTGACCAACTCCTGTTGTTGTTTTCTCAAAATATTGAACTTCGCCAGTTTTTATATCTGTTCTTACAATTACAGTCCCTTTCTTTTTATCAATTGAATTATCAGGATCATCATACTTATCAAGGCGCAGTGTCTGCTCATATACATTATCACTCTTCTTCTTCCAATTAGTGTTGTTATTAGTAGATGGCATTGATCATCCTTGCATTTAAGTATTTATTAGGAAATGTTGAGTTGGAATAGATCTTGCATCCCTTAATTCAAGTGGGTATATCACATGCAAATTACCCACAACTTCATTCCAGGTATAGTTTCTAAACTTACCCCAATGATAATTCAATCCCCTAAATCCCCATCTATCTACTGATACACAAGCAATCAGTGGGTTTTGATCATACTTTATTCTTGGTGTCTTTGGTTGATATACAAAGGTGTAGTATCTTCCAACATCAGGAACAACTTCTGTCTCTGTCAGCACCTCAAGAAGAGACATCATTCTATCATCAGCAGATGACTTGTTGATGATATCATCTACAACATACTCTAATCTATTTTCTGCGCTTTCTAGATACTCCTCTTGTTCCATAGTTCTTCCTAGTATAATGTTTTTCTGGGAAGATTTGATTCTCCGTCATTATCTGAAACTCAATTCCATTATCTTTGGCAAACTCAGATGCTGCTTTCCACTTGGCTTTATTTATCTCAAAAGTTGCACATTCATACAAGTATGATTTTGTGACTCTACTTTTCTTTTCAGGTGGTCTTGTTTGATGGTCAGGTTTGATTTCTATAATATATCTTTTTCCATCTGTCTTTTCAATCAAGAAGTCAGGGTAGTATCTATGGACTTTACCATCAGCAGGTGACACATATGGGATTGAAAACTCTTCACTTGCCCACTTCTTGATGCTAGGATTAGTATCACACTCTTTACAAAATCTTCTTTCCCAAGAACTTCTACAGATAATATTGTCAGGGTTCCCCATATACTTGTTGGGGTTGGTGGGTTTATATTTTGTCTTTATACTTTTTCCCACTTCCTGTCTACATAGTAATAGTAATTAAGTTTATTTATAGATGGCCACTGATTCTGGCACAAGAATAGGTAACTACAAGTACTCTACAGACAAGTTGAAAGAGAAGTTGATGCACTCAGCAACAACTTCAAATTACTTCTTGTCCATTAATGCACCTGCACCTGTATTAACCTATATTGAAAGAAAGAAAAGAATTGGTATCAAGGGTACAAATTTAAGAGAGAGAATCAATCTCTCATGTATTGATGCCTCACTTCCTGGTTCTTCATTTGCCACTCATGATGTGAGATCTGATTTTATGGGTGTCAGTGAAAAGATGGCATATAGAAGGATGTATGATGAGCAAATGTCAGTGTCAATGATTGTTGATCCTGAGTACAAAACTCTGCACTTCTTTGAAGGATGGATGGACTTTATTGCTGGTAAAGAAATAACTGATAGAGGAAACAACGAAACATATAAGAAGTCTACAAATGGATTCAGGATGAACTATCCTGATGGTGAAAATGGTTATAGAACAAAAAGTGTAATTGAATTGTATAAATTTGAAAAAGATATATCAACTCGTCAGAGTATCAAGTACACTATGGTTGAGGGATTTCCAATCTCAATGAATGCTATGGAAATTAGTTATGGACCAACTGATCTTCTTAGACTGACAGTGAACTTCTCATTTGTCAGATATGTAACTGAACCATACAATTCAGGCAGCACTAAAGACGTAAGTAAAGAACAAAGTCCTGTTCCTACTTTTTTTCTCAACCAGAACTTTCTTAACTTCAAACCAGGTAATGGAAAGGTTGATCCAGAACTTAATTTTTTCTCTGAACTCTTTGCCTAAATATTCACACTGATTTTTTTATAGGATATTATGCCTTTACCAAAAATTGTAACACCAACATTTGAGTTGGATTTGCCTTCATCAGGAAAAACAATTAAGTATAGACCCTTCCTTGTAAAGGAAGAAAAACTACTTGTAATTGCTCTTGAGTCAGAGGACTCACAGCAAATTACATCAGCAATCAAAGCAGTCATTACTGATTGTATTTTGACTAAGGATGTCAAGATTGATCAGTTGCCAACATTTGATATTGAATATCTCTTCTTGAATATCAGGGGAAAATCTGTAGGAGAGGTGGTGGATGTTAATATTGTTTGTCCAGATGATGGTGAGACTGAGGTAAAGGTATCAATTAATCTGGATGATATTCAAGTTGTCACAAATGAAGATCATACCAAGACTGTGAAACTTGATGATGTATATTATATGGATATGAAGTATCCTTCTCTTGATCAATTCATAAAGAACAATTTTGAATTTGAAAGTCCAGACTTGGATCAATCATTTGATCTCATTGGAACTTGTATTGATAAGATCTATAGTGAGGAAGAAGTTTATTCCACTGGTGATGTAAGTCCTCAGGAAGTAAGAGAATTTCTTGAGCAATTGAATTCAACTCAGTTTAAAGAGATTGAGAAGTTCTTTAGCACAATGCCAAAACTTTCTCATACTATTGATGTGAAAAATCCAAAGACCAAGAAAAAGAATAAAGTCACATTGGAGGGACTCTCAAGTTTTTTCGCATAGGCATGGCACATATGGATATGATGTCATACTATAAACTGAATTTTGCCTTGATGCAGTACCATAAATACTCATTGACTGAGATTGAAAATATGATCCCTTGGGAGAGGGAAGTTTATACCATTTTACTTGAGCAACATCTTAAAGAAGAAGAGGAAAGGGCAAAGAGTAAGTAATGGCAACAACTACCCCATCTAATTTGAAAAAAGAAATTAATGAGGGTATTTTGCGCACATATCTTGGTGTAGAAGATGCCAGTGATATAGACTTTGAAACATATAGAACACTACTCAAAGAGAAAATTGCTGCTGCTAGAATGGGTGGCAGTAAAATGGATAGTGGTGATATCTCGTATCTTACCAATGAGTTTCTTAGAATAAGAAAGTTTAAAGTACCTGAGGGGCAGAAGAAAAAGAAAATAGATGTAAAGAAGTTTGTTCAAAAAACAGAGGAGACAAGAAAAAAATCTGAGAGATTAAAGAATAAATTTTTAGAATCAAGAAAAGTAACTCCATCAGCAGCACCATCACAGAGTGTTAAACCTCAGATGTTGATGC